TAGTTACTGGTCTTCCTATAGATCTTTCTAATGTTCTTTGATTTTCTTTCATATATAGCGCCGCCGCCATTGCACTTTGATTTGGATCATTTCTACCAGAAGGAGTTAACCCATATTCTGTACCATATTTGCCTACCATATCGTTCCACGTACTGTTTGTGAATTGCATCAATCCGGTCGCTGAACTTGTTCCTGCTTTTGCACTGTCATTAAACGCACTTTCTTGAGCAGCAAAACCAAATAATGCTTCTCTTGAAACACCGGTTCTTTCGGCTGCTCTGTCTATTGCTGTGATTTGGTCAGCAGTTGGGGTGCCCTTTGTCAATTTTCCAGAACCCGCTACTGGTTTTGGGGTAAATCCGGAATTAGGATTGTTTGCCGTTGACCCTTCTCCGCCATTAGCATAATTTCCTGCCTCGGCTCGTCTTCTTGGCGCTAATTCTCCGCCATTTGTGTAACATTCAAAATCATTAATAGCAGCTTGGACATTACCTGAATTTATTGCTGGTATCATATCGGAATTAGCCAGTGCTTGCGGGCCAATGTGTTCGCCTAGAGATACTACCGAATCAAATTGATTTTGCGTCATTGGCACTGTGACAATGGATTTAATGGTATTTTCTACTTCCCCAATTCTGCCGCGTAATAACTCTTCCGCTTCGCCTGCTGCCATTTTTACTCCACCAGAAAAACGATTGGCTAAATCTTCGGTTAATTGAGTTCCGTATCCTATAATTTGAACTCCGGTACTTTTAATGGTAGTAATCGTTTCTCTAAATGGGTATTCTGCGCGAATATTATTTAACATTGACGTTGACGTTGATAAAACAGTGACTGGCTTTAGTGCATCTGTTAGTACCGCACCATTTTTTAGTGTAATAATGTTTTTTTCTAAATTCTGTGTATAATTTGAAAAAATATTTTCAAAAGTTCTAATGCCGGGGGCTATTACCCTTGTACCAAATGTGGTTGCGGCATTTTCTGCTGCGGCAAGAGCAGTTTTTGTAACATTTGGCACTATATTAACGGCATTGGTAACAGCGGCAACACTTTCATTCAATCTTCCTGATAATTGCACTGCGTTTGAAGAAAATTCATCAATTATGTTTGCGGCTCTGGCTTGTCCGTCATTTATAATTGTTTGTATTGGCCCTGATATTGAATTTGGATTTCTACCAACAGGTGCTGCTAGTCTACCCGATGTAACTGCTGAATTTGCAAGGGTTGATCTTAGTCGCGCGCTGACCGGGCTTGATTTCTCTACTACTGCGTTATATTCAGCTTCGAGCCCCAATTTTTGCAGTTCGATTGATGCTTGGTTATTTTCAAATCGTTGACCAGTTTCGTCCAACAACGCATTTGCTTCTTGTATTTTTCCTTGTGTAAGCAGCCGTTCTACTTGAGCTTGCCCTTCTCGAGCTCGTTCATTATTTTGTTTTTCACGTTCTTCTAATGCTTTTCTTCTTTCAAGTATGTTTCTCTTTTTATCAACCGATTCGGATAGAGCGCGTTCATCGTCCGACACTGACTGCGATTCTATTCTTGGATCAGCGGCGGCGGGCCCTCCTGCTTTGATATTTGAATCTGCTCCTGGTGCGCTGGCTGCACTTGCGTTGGCTTCCTCTGCGCCTGGTTGTGTTCCGGCGGGAGGACATTCTTTTCTAACATTGCCAATACTGTTTTCACTGGTATTTGGCGATCCTACTTTTTGGTGGTAATTCCAGGGTTCATGCGTAATCAATCCCCTAGCTGGCAATATTGAACTTCCGCCACCTACTTCTCCCTCCGGGTACCCTGGACCGGTTAATTGACGATCCCTGGTCGCACCTTTTTCGGGACCCTGCGCAGCCTTGCCCCCGGATACATTGTAACTATTGTGGTGTATTGCATTTGCTTTTTGAACCAACGTGCTAGTTTTGTGTATTAATTGATTTCTAGCATCAACTGTGATTGCATCATCACTATTAATGAATATTTCACCTTTAGCACTTATTCTAAGCTCGTTGTTGCCTCCGGAAGATCCGCCGCCGGGTATAATTGATAGATTTAAATCGCTTTCGTATTGCCCATTAAAATTTCCTCCGTTCCGCCAATTTGTAGTGCCAATAACTTCTTGGTTTAAATTACCATCAACTCTAATATTCATATCACCTTGACATCTAACATTGAAATTTTTTGAAGTATATAAGTTGATACCTTCATCTGATATTTCAAACCACGAGTTTCCTTGCCTTGAGTTAATATAAACATATCCTAATGTATCATTAACAACTATTTGCGTTCCGTGTCTTGTTCTTAGACGAATATATTCATTTGTGAGTGATTTTTTAACTACTTGGTTATCAGCGTATAGCGGTTCGCCGGTTGTGGGATCAACTTCAATTTCTCCATCATCTATGTGTATATTATGGCCTCTTGGGGTACTGAACCCAAATACTTGACTTGGTGCTTCTCGTCTAGCTGATGCATTTGATGGGCCTCGGTCTGCATCAGCATATAACCCTTGATTATATAACCCTTGGTGTAGTGATTCTGCTCTTGGTCTTTCCGGATTTTCCGGGTCTTGTTCTAAATCTCGTTTATTATATTCAGCCGTTGGTGGATTAATTTCCTTACCGTCTAATTTAACTCCTTTTTGTTGACTTACCGCTATCCCAATTGCCGGAACTGAATGATTCATTCCGGTTTGATATAAACAGCCAATATATATGCCTTGGTTGGGGTTTCCGTTAATAAAACATACTATAACGTCATTTTCCAAATCTGGCGGTATACACCACATGCCATAACTTACTTGAGACTGATTACTATTTTTTCCGCCTGCTTTGTTTAATGTGGGCGGGCTAGATCCAGCAAAAGGAGAAACATATTGTACTCTTATCCAAGACTTACTGTCGCTGGGATCTCCGCAAAGTTCGGGAATATGCACTTTGATTCGACCTTCTCGACTTATATCTTTATTTTCTTTTACTTTACCAATATATATCCCATGGTATTGATTTTTTACAGATGTTTGTGCGGTATTTTCTGATCTAGGAGTATTGCTTCGTTTAAAATCATTAAATTCTGATCTAGCCATTTAATCCTCCTATTAAATTAATATCTATATTAACATCTCTCACGGCTTCAAGAGTTTGTGTAAAACTTCCTTTATTAAATTTGTGAAGTACGAATTTAATAAGATATAATCCGGTAAATGCTTCATTGACTGATAATTTTACATTTCCTGCGGTGGCAGCATTTGATTGATCTGCCTTAAGTTCTTCAATCCCCTGTGGTATTAAAGTTTTTAGAATAAAATACATATTGCCGTCATTAAATGTAGCCAATCCTGTTTTTTTGTTTGATTGTTGATAAAAACTTTCTTCTAAATTAGTGACTCCCAACCAGTATGGATCGCCCCGTATCTCTAAATTAACGGTAACCATCGCTCTATCTTTTACTTGATTTAGCACTGCTGTGGTCATTGACTGCTGAATGGCATTTGCTTCAATATTACCAGCGCCGTCTTGACCACTTTCTCTAACACTTTTATCTATTGTTACTGGAAAAATGTTACCTGTAAAACTACTTAAATCTTCTGCAAATGTATCACCGGAAATAATATTTTCTCTATTTCTTCTAGCAGTTTCTTGTAAAATAACGGAAGATTTTATTGAAAGATCTTCTACTCTGGCTCTAGAATCTTCAATTCTTTTGGTTGCTTCAGCAATCGCCGCTCTGCGTAGGCTCGGGTCTATTTTTTCTCCTTCGGGGGTGTTTAGTAGCCTATTTCTATCGAATGTTGCTTTTTGTAGAGCTGCTGTATTTTCTATAGTTTGTTGTAACACGCCGCCTTCGTCACTTAATTGTTGGCCTGCTCTATATCTAGAATTATTGGTTGTGCCGGCATATAATGGAATGACTGCTTTGAAAAAAGTATCAAATTTAAAATCAACATTTAAAACTTCGGTATTTTCACCAGTGAACAGATAATCATATTTTTTTTCTAATTTTCCTGTTCTAACTCGTATTTTTAAATTTTCAATCATTTGATTGCGCTGTTTAAGCTGTATTGGTAGTTGTTGATCTATTGAAGCGGTTGCTTGGGTTGTTAGGTATGGTATTACATAATACGTGATATCTCGATTATAGTCTTGAATGGCTAGATCATATATGGGCTGCTCTTCTCTAATTTTTACTGAGGTCAGAATCCACGGTACAATAATAAATTGAGAAACACTCCCATATATTTCTGGTTGAGTATTTCTTATAACCAGTTTATGCCCCTCTAATGTTGATGTAAAAATTTGTTCTATAATAGTTGCAATAGTATTACCTTTTGCAAACGTTGCTGATCCTTGCCCGGCGGTATTGGTGCTAGTTGTATCTGAAGACGATGTATTGCTGGGATTGATTATGGCCCACCTTTCTGGATCCGTGCCTATGCCCAACCTACTCGCGCTGATGTCACCAAGGTTGGTTTCTAATGGTAACAATTTTATGGTATATTTGTTTCTTTGAATTCCATAATTTGCCACTTCTGATTTTGCTTTATGTTCAATCAAATTCCGCATTACATCACCAACTGTTGCTCCTTCCATGCTGTAACTGGAATCTAATGCGAAAAAATTATCACCGGTGCCCAAATCATTTGATTGAACTAGAGTGATATCATAAACAGTACCTGCTTTGGTAAATTCTGATTGAATATCTACTATGAATACTTTGTATACCCACCTTTTGGTGTTGGGGCCATCCGGACCCACATTGTCTGCGTATGATCCATCTGGGTTATATCCATGAAATTTAATTTCAATATAATATGGTGCTTTTTGAAAATTAATTATCGCCAAATCTCTGGCAGCGGCCAATAGTTTGTCATAAAAAGTTAACCCCATTGGTTCAAAGATGCGCATCTTAAATTCCAATGCTTGAACTAATTTAGTGGCTTGGTTTGGCCCAACTGCTGTTTTAAGCTCTAAACTTTCAATATTAATTCCGGTAACCGCAGTTTCTGCTAGTACCACTTTATTAACATCTCGTATTGATGCAAAGGTTGGATCATCGGCTGGTATTGATCTTTCATCTTTTTCTCCAATAACAAAGAATCTAATATAATATGACGGATTGTCTAAATCAGCTAGGGGATTGTCTTTGAATTTGGGAAACACTTGATTTGTGGAATTTGGATTAGCGCCGCCGTTTGTGGCACTCCCGCCGGCTCTTGCTACTGCTTCCGTCTCGCGCCGCCCAGCGTCTGCACGCCCTGCCACCGCCGGCGTAATTGCCTGTTCGATTGTATCTTCCGGCAACGGTGATGAATCTGCATTGTTGTATGCTCGCGACAAATCGCGACCAGTACTTGTGGTTAACTGTTGGCCATTAACTTCTCCTAATTCTACTCTAACTATTTCTTCTCGTAAATTTGGTAATCTGTTAATTGGTATTGTTTCATCGGGATCTAATTCCATTCTGGACGCTACCGTTGATATATAACTACTGGTTTGATTTTCGCTGCCGGGCGCGTACAATGTTATAATTTCTCGTATGGTTGTTCTTGGTATATTTCCTGCTGCCCGACTTTTGCCGGTATAATACAACAATAATTGATTATCTAATGCACTAACACCTTGATCATATGTGTCAAATCGCGCGAAATTATCAGCTGTTTTGACTGCACCTGTTTGATTTGCGAATCGTAGATTTCCTGGGTTATTGTTCCTAACACCTTTTGGGGGAATAGACATAAATTAAAATCCTTGAATATTATCTCTTGATGGAATAAAAATTTCTAACCCCGCTTTAAAATCATAAATGGGATCAACTAATAAATCTTTGTTCCTTAATCCAAATATATACCAAAGTTTTGGATTGCCATAAAATTGGTTAGCAGCTAGATCTGGTCTGAGTTCATATTTTGTTGGTATGATATAAACTTGATCATTTAAATTTGATGGCACATTTATTGGCTGCCAAATACCCAAAAATCTGTTACTGATAGGAGTGATTGCATAAAAACTATCCCCACTGTATTTTGTTGCCATATTAAGTAAACCCCTTCAATAATCTTCCTTCTCTAAAATCCTGTAAATTAAAATCTCGTTTTAAGCTGTTCGGCGGTCTTTGAACTACCGCAGTAATATTGATATTTGTGCTTGATGGTAGATAAGCATATTCATTTCCTGGTGACGAACTAGCGGGCGAACCAATATTTGCTGTTGATGAGCTTGTTCCGCTTTGATCTCTTCTTATTTCGGGACCAACAATTGGAGTACTAGTTGATACTCGTACATAATCAACATCCGCAGGAAAATCAATGTTCCATGTTTGTATAATTATGGGCAATTCATTAAAAACATATCCACCATACCCGTCTAATAAAAGTATGGGCGGCGGCAATCCTTTTTGGGGGTCGTTAATACCAAAATGCATTTTTGAATATGATCTTAAGAAATGCCATACGCCAAGTAAATATTTGCCTTCTTGGCTGTTTTGTACAGTAAATCGACCACCAATTGATATTTGTGCAGATTCAACCGCAGTAAAATAGTAATATTGTTGAATACTATGGGTTAAATCCTGGCTCTGCCATTGCGGATTTTGTTTATATGTTACGGTGGGTGTGTAAGGAAAAATTACTCCATTAGTTTCATGTAATATTGCCATAGGATTTGATGCATTGCCAGCCGCACCATACACGTCCTTTTCTGCACCTGATCTACTTCTTATTCTCAACCTCTTATCTACATCAGCCATTAAATTTCCTTTGATTATACATCATTAAACCAATCACCACCCAGACGTTTTATTATTAAATCAAACGCGGATTTATTTTCTCTTCCGTATAGTTGTTTTAGGAAAGTAATTTTATCTTCATATGATTTTGTTGGACTTTGAATTACTTCTCGTACTTTGGTAGCAGAAATACCACCTTCTAATGATGGCAATATTATATAGTAGCCATGTTCTTTATACGGATATAATTCTGATTTTATATCGTCAAATGGTACTGGTTTATTGCCATTAAATGGATATGGTTTATAAAATTCTCTCCCCTCAAAACGTTCCTTATCTTTTTCGGATGTGACGGTAATATACGCTGTATTATCCGGTAATTTACTTAATATTTCAATTGGATTAAATGCAGGTATAGCCGAGTATTGAATTTTATTTGATTGAATACCAAATAAATCAATCCATAGTTTTTTCTTTTCTTCAAAATTAAAATAACTTTTTACTACGGGCGGGTTAGGTTTTTTGGGTTCTGGTGGAATTTTATTTCCTTTGGTTTCTGCCGCAGATTTTTTTATTAGATATTGCTCATATTTTTTATTGTATTCTTCTAAATTTTTATTATATTTATCAAGTGTTTCTTTATCTGTTTTATTGCTTGTAGCTATTATTACATTATTTGGATTGAAGTTCGTGGATAAAAACTTATATATTGCATTATGCCCCTTGTGCGGGGGTTGAAAACGACCGCCCATAATTACCGCATAATTTTCCACACCAGGAACAGCTTCTTCAAATATAAAATCTTTAGCTCGCATAATAAAACCCGTAAATATTCTTAATACTATTTATATTTTAAAAATTAAATACTATTATAATATTTGAATATGTAATATAAAGATCTTATACTTATTAATAAGTTAACTTAACAAGGAATATTGATGGCCAAAAGAAAAATTAATTATTTAAATAATAGAGATTTATTATTAGAAATACATAAATCTAAGAACACATTTTGCTATTATACTTCAAAGGAATATGAGGATTATGATATAATTGTTTATAATGTAGCTGATATTACTGATGAATTAATTAAGCAAGCGAAAGAAAACAGATCTGACAAAGTAAATAGAATAATAAAAGAAAATTCTGATAAAAATCCAAAATTAACTTCTTCTGCGGATTTTGATAAACTAGATTTAATTTTTCGAGTAATGGATGAAACTCATATTCCGGAAGAAATAAGAAAAAATAAAAAAGCAAAAAATTTAAGCAATCGAGAAAGAGTAGTTAAATTAAATTTTAACCCATTCAAACATTATATTTTTAATGAAACAGGTGAGTTGGTTGAAGTAGGACGCAGCCATTGGAGTAATGGTTTAGAAAACGGTGGTTTTTGCTTAAGCCAAGGAAGACTTACCAATAAACTTGCAATGATGTTTTTAAAATTAGTAGAACGATATAGTCAAAAGGGAAATTGGCGTGGTTATACTTGGCTTGAAGATATGAAAGGCCAAGCATTAATGCAGTTAATAGACGTTGCTCTCAAATTTGATGAAGCAAAAAGTCAAAACCCGTTCGCATATTTTACTTGTATTGTTACTAACTCATTTAGGGGAACTCTCAATTCGGAAGATAAAGTATCAACTATTAAAAATAAAATGATGATTGAAAGTGGTTATAGCCCAAGCCATAGTTATGCAATGGATAATGAAAGTGGCGGAAGTTACAATACGTATGAATAATTTACACGGATTAATGAAATATATTATTGATTAACTCATTTCTCTATAGTATATATAATTAAGTAAAAAATAGAGATTTAATAATGTTGCCAGATTATATCTATATATTAAATGATAAAAAAGTCTTAACTAAAAAAGACTTAAAAATCATAGATTTTTCTTGTTTTGATATAGATGAAAGAATTATAGTTAAAGGTAAACCTAGACAAATTCTTTGGCATATAATAAATCATGAAAAAACATTTCCAAAATGTAAAAATATAAATTGTGGTAATGAGTTAAATTGGGTATCTGATCAAAACAAATATAGAAAATATTGTTCATATAAATGCAGAGCAACGTGTGAAGAATATAAAAATAACCAAATCATCCATAATATAAAAAAATATGGAGTTGAAAATATATTATTATCGCCTGATGTGCAGGAAAAAAGAAAAAATAATAATTTAAAAAAGTATGGTGTAGAATATACTTTTCAAAATGATGGTATTAGAAATAAAGCAGAGCAGAATAGAAAATCATCTAAATCTAAGGAAAAATTAATCAACACGTTACAACATAAATATGGTATTGGTTGTATCGGGCATATTCATACCCCCAAAGATTCTTTACAAATATTAAAAGATAAAAATACATTCCAGAATTTAATTGATAATTATTCTCCACAGGGTATAGCAAATAAACTTAACATTGATAGAAATACAGTAATACGATATTGTCAAATTTATAATATTACACCAAATAAATATATTAGTTCATTAGAAGCAGACATGCGTTTGTTTTTAACAGAACTGGGCATAGATTTTATTCAAAATGATAAAACCATTATAACACCATATGAATTAGATTTTTATCTACCGGAATATAATTTAGCAATAGAAATGAATGGTGACCATTGGCATTCTGATAAATTTAAAGATAAATTGTATCATTATAATAAATGGAAATGGTGTAAAGAAAGAAATATTAAATTACTTACAATTTTTGAAACAGAATGGTATGCTAAATCTGATATTATAAAAAATATTATAAAAAATAATATTGGCATTAATAATAATAAAATTCATGGTAGAAAATTTATTATTAAACGTATTGATACTGCTAATTATAGGAATATGGTAGAAAAATATCATATTCAGGGATTTGTATCTGGTATAGCATATTATGGGGGTTTTATTGGTGATGAAATAAAGGCTGCTATGTGTTTTTCGTATACGCGCGGTAATAAGGAAAATAGGAGATTTGAATTAAGACGATGGGTTTCTGATTTTGGCATATATCCGGGATTATTTTCTAAAATTTTTAAATTTGCTAAAATTGATTTAAATTTTACCAATGTTGTTAGTTTTTCTGATAATAGATGGTTTGATGGAAAATCATATGAAAAGATTGGCTTTAAAAAAGGTGCTGAAATTGGACCAGCATATCATTATTTATATCGTAATGAAGTAGTACATTGTAGTAGATTTACTAAAAATAATATTTTAAAAAAATTTCCCGAAATAGATTTTAATGATTGTTCTACTGAAACAGAAATGATGACAAAAATAGGAATACCAAAAATTTGGGATTGTGGTAAACAGGAATGGATATATGAAACAATTATTTAATAAAGCGGCCGTTTTTGGTGATATACATTTTGGTAAGAAGAATAACTCAAGACAATTCAATATAGATTGTGAAAATTTTGTTAAATGGTTTGTAGAAGAAGCTCACTCATGGGGGGCAGATACTTGTATATTTTTGGGTGATTGGCATGACAATCGACGCTTCATTAACGTATCAACTCTAAATTATAGTCTTTCAAATTTAGAATTGCTTGATAAAAGTTTTAAACAGGTTTATTTTATATTAGGCAATCACGACTTATATTATCGTGAAAAACGAGAGATTAATTCAATTGAATTTGCTAGAAATTTAAAAAATACTAAAATTATTTACGAACCCACTGTTATTGGTGATTGTGCATTCATTCCGTGGTTAATTGGCCATGAATGGAAGGAAGTTCAGCAAATTAAATCAAAATACATGTTCGGCCATTTTGAATTACCGGCATTCTTAATGAATGCTATGGTGGCTATGCCAGATAACGGGGAATTAACTGGTGATGACCTAGCCAATAATGAATATGTATTTTCTGGACACTTTCATAAGAGACAAAAGCAAAAAAATATTTGGTATATTGGCAGTCCATTTCCACACAACTATTCAGACGCTTGGGACGAAGAACGTGGCATGATGTTTTTGGAATGGGGTAAAGACCCCGAATTTAAAATGTGGCCCGAACAACCAAGGTTCGTTACACTTAAATTAAGTGAATTATTGGAAATAGGCCCTGAAAATATTTTAAATGAATATACCTATGCTAGAATAACAACAGATATTGATGTAACTTATGAAGAATTTCAATATTTACGTGAGGGATTTGTTGAACAATTTGGTGCTAGAGAAATTAGTTTAGTCCCCTACCAAAAGACGGATGATGAAACTGTACAAGTTAACAGTTCAGAGTTTAAAACGGTTGATCAAATAGTTATAGAAGGATTGAGTAGCATAGAAAATACTGAAAGTTTTATAGATCATACGTTATTAATAGAATTATATAATAGTTTAGATGTAGACGGGGCATAAATGCTTAAACTTACAAAAATAGAAATAAGAAATTTTTTATCAATAGGCAACGTTCAGCAATACGTTATTTTGGACCGAGACCCTCTCACTCTAGTTTTGGGTGAAAATTTGGACGTATCCACTTCAAGTGGCGCTAGAAATGGTGTGGGAAAATCAACTATTGTTCAAGCAATATCTTATGCAATATACGGCAATGCGTTAACTCAGATTAAGAAAGATAACTTAATCAATAAAACCAATTCAAAAAACATGGAGGTTGCTCTAGAGTTTGAAAAAAATGGTGCAAAGCATAGAATAGAGCGTGGGCGGCGCCCAACGTATCTTCGCTGGATAGTCAATAATAGGGTTGTTAACAGCCCTGATACAGATGAAGCCGAAGGCGATAGCAGGTGGACTCAAAAAGAAATCGAACGTGTGTTTGGCATGAGTGCTACATTGTTCAAACACATTATGGTTATGAACACATTTACGGAACCATTTTTGTCAATGGCAATCGGTAGTCAACGAGCAGTTATTGAAGAACTTTTGGGCATTACTCTTTTAAGTTTAAAAGCTGAAAAATTAAAAGAACGTATTAGAGAAAATAAAGAACATATCCGTGAAGAAGAAATAAGGTTGCAATCAACTAAGGAAAGCAACGCTAAAATAGCTAAAACCATAGAAGATTTGGAACGAAAAAGTTTAATTTTTGCTAGAGATATAGATAAAAAGAAATGCGAAGCAGAAGACGCATTAAATGCACTAAGTCATTTGGATATTGATGCAGAAATTGCCAATCACAAAATTAAAACAGATGTAGAAGAAATTGAAAAAATTATTACAAATTTGGATAAGAATAAAATTAATTTTTCTAAAAATTTAAACACTGCCTTGAAAAGATTAGCACAATATGAAAAAGATATTTTGTTGTTGGATGAAAATAAATGCCCAAGCTGTGAGCAAAAAATACAGGATCACAAACACGAAGAGTTGCGTGAAGGGTTGGTTAAGAAAATAGAAACTATTGCAACAGAAATAGCAGAGTATGAACGTGAAATAGCAGTATTGGACGTTGAATTAGAAGCTGCTACCACACAATATGATACTTTGGGTGATAAACCTACCGTATTTTATGCATCACTAAGCGATGCATATAATCATAGGTCAAGTCTTGAAACATTGACTAAAGAATTAGAATATCTGTCGGATAGAAAAGATCCATATCTTGATCAGATAGAAACATTAAAAAATACAGGTATACAAGAATTAAAATATGAAAAAATAAATGAACTTACCAGACTTAAAGATCATCAGGAATATTTGCTTAAATTTTTAACCAATAAAGACAGTTTTATTAGAAAAAGAATAATAGACCAAAATTTAAATTATTTAAATAATCGTTTATCATTTTATTTGGGACAAATGCAGTTGCCTCATTCGGTTAAATTTTTAAATGATTTAAGTGTTGAAATTTCTGAACTTGGTTTAGAATTTGATTTTGATAACTTAAGTAGAGGCGAACGAACTAGATTGATATTAAGTTTGAGTTGGGCATTTAGAGATGTATTTGAATCTTTAAATATGCCTATGAACATGTTGTTTATTGATGAATTAATTGATAACGGATTAGACCCCGCAGGTGTTGAAAGTGCTTTGGAAATTTTAAAGAAAATGAGCAGAGAACGCAACAAAAATATTTTCTTGATTTCCCATAGAGAAGAGCTTATTAATAGAGTAACACAGATTTTGATGGTAGTTAAGGAAAATGGATTCACCATGTTACAGGATTTGCAATAATGGATTATTCTAGAGATCCGGTAAAAACTATTAACATTGTTGAAATTGATGATAAATATGATAGCGGATGGCCGCCTGATTTAATATATTCCGATTATAATGTGATGATAATTTTAAAATTTACTAATAATGTGATGGAAAGTATACAAAGAGCGAATACCCTTAAAAAAGAATTTGATAATATTTTGGGTAAAGATAATTGGATTTTTTACGATAATTACGGCAAAAAATTTGATGATGTTATTTTTACAAAAGGTATAGACAAAATATTTTATTCAATGTTGCTGGATTCGGTAATTGTTAAGAGTATAGTTGATGAAATACGAATTTTTAAGGAAACGAAATGAGTTGGAATTATAGAGTAGTTAGATCAAATAATATATTGAGTATTAGAGAAGTATATTATGATGACGATGGTACACCCCAAGGCATGACAGAATCACCATTAGCAATAGAAGCCTATTTGGACGAGGGCGAATCTATTGAAACAATTTTATATATTTTGGATAGAATTAAAGAAAGTGTTGAAAAATATGGTATTCTAGATGATCCTTGGCCGGATAATGAGAAAGAAATTTAATGGATTATAGAGAAATACAAAGAACAAGTCTTTGGAAAAATAAATTTCCGTGGAAAGCACATTTGAAATTAAATGTTTTTTGGACAGAAGAAACTGAAATATGGAATAGTGTTGAGGATAAAGAATTTATTTTATATTTAGATGAAACACTAAACTATTTTGTTCCTGGTCAATTTTTGAGGCAAGGAGCAGTTATATATTGCTTAACATTGGACGCAATATTTCAAGTAAGAATGCGTTGTGATGAAAAACTTATTAAAATAGAAAAGGCAGTATTATGAAAGTAAAAGAATTACGTGATATATTAGCTGGATTACCTGATGATATGGAAATCATTTTAAGTAAAGATTCCGAAGGAAACAGCTTTTCGCCTCTCGCTGACTACAATGATGGTAGTATATATGTACCTGAAACAACTTGGTATGGACATATATATGATGATTGCTGGACCGCCCGTGATGCTGATATGGAAGAATCCGAATGGATTGCACTATTGGCCCGCCCTAGATCATTGGTGTTGTGGCCAACTAATTAATTTATTTTGAAATTTCTAAAATTAAATTTTTGTTTATGTTTAAAAATTCATGTAAGTTAAAAACTGAATAAGTTTTGTATCGAATATGATGAGCGTAGGTAAATTTATTATCATATTCGATACACCCAAACCATCCTTTTCTATTAATTTTAAAACATACCATCCAAAAATCACCAGGATCAACAATATCCAATTGCTGTTGTATCCAACTATCTAAAATTGGTACATTTGGACTTGTTAAAAACATATGGAATGGGAAATCAGCATAGAATTTACTTTCTACTATTAATTTTGGCATATGGTCGGGGGTAACAATGTCTGCCTTGGCATTTCTTATTTGGTTTTCCGAAAGTGTTGCTTTTCTAACTGCATTTTTACCACCCACAAATGCACCGCTATTGTGGACACGAATGAAACTCCCCCCAAAATAACCTTCAAGAATTTTACATAATTCTCGTTCTCCTGATTTACCTTTATTTTTACTTGCGGCACCGGCCATCATTTTTCCTTATAAAATTGGCATTTGGCTTTTTTTAACAAATTCAAATTGCTCTTTAATTCGTTCCTGTATTATTTTTATTTCCTTAAACGATAAATTCCAAGCTTGATAGTAATTAATACTACCTCGCATATAAAAACAAATTTCTGCTATTTGTTTATGGATGGCTCTTGCTTCTTTCTCCATATTGGCTATTAATTCCACTACTTCTTCAGGAGTAGAATGCAAGAGCCTTACTCGAAAAAAGTTGCTGGATCGTATGCTAAATCAATTAAAAATTCATGTTCGCATTTAGTACATTTAACGTGATAATTATTTGGTACTCCTATTTTATTTATTTCTTCAAATTTTGCTTTTAATTCATTATATGTGTTTCTATCAATTTCATCTAGCCATTCGCTAATAAAATCACCATCTTTTATGATTTTATTATCTGGTGTAATAATTTTAACAATACTGTTGCTCATTAATAATACCGATAAACTATGTATTCTTTGGAATGAATCTTTAATTAACTCTTTTCGTTCGTCGTCTGTCAAATCTTCATTTTGTATTAATTGAACTACCTTTGCTTCTTCAAATGTAACGATGGTAGCTTTTATCATACTATCATATGTGTATGGTTTAACATAAATTTTTAATTTGCCTATAGTTAGGCTATATTCTGCTTCTAAGAAATTTATGTTGTCTAACAAATCTTCTATATTAACGGCAAAACTGTTTTCTGTTTTACATTTTGGGCATGAACTTTTTAAGTGTAGAGCTTTTCCATATGAACTGTAACGCAACCCAAGTAATAACACGTTTATGTCGTTGATTGGTAAATTTCTAATATCCCCAATATCAGGGCAACAAGATTCTAATACCTTTTCAATCGCTACGCCATTCAATAACGCATCGGGATTCTTAAACCAAACTTCATCTTTTGCGGTCATTGGAAAAACGCTAATTTCCCCATTTGTGGTAAAGTTTATTGAATTATCTGAACTATAATTTCCTTGGCTGGGCAATTTGACATATATTCCGGGTTCTCTAAAATATGCCGAAAGAGGGTTATTATTTTTGGTTTTATTTGGTTTTTTAAAGAATTTTTGTGATCCTTCAAATTTATTATTGGAATCGGATTCTTTTCTAAAAGCTAAATTAATATCTTCTTCAAATTCATCTTCATTAACATCGGTATTAATATCGTTTTCCTCTTCATCAAATTCTTCTACGTTCCCTCCCAATAGTTCTTGATTATTGGGTAATTCTTGATCAAAAAATGATTTATTTTTTGGTAAAGGTTTATTGCTTTTTTTATCTAATGAAGTTTTATTCATAAATCGTTGCAAATTATCTGATACTTCTTTGGTCATATCATCTTCAGTAACTCTTTTGTTGTTCATAATTTCTCCGAATTATATGCGTTGTTTATTATATTTATACTTGATAATATACGTATATAATTTTTGTGACATAAATATCTAAAATACTAGTGGGATTATGAATTGTCAGAAATTGTTAATGAATCTTTAGAACGAATTGCTGAAAGTTTAAAAGGATTGCCTTCTGATACTAAGGAAATGGTTAGGCAACTCGATATTATAGTTCAAGGGTTAAAAATATTAAGACCCAAAGATATGGCCAAAGTTTTTGCTGAAGTAGAAACCGAAGCTAAAAATCTGAGTAAAACTAAAAAAACTAGTCGTGATAAAATAGACAAAATTTTTGGTGAACACGAAGAAGCGGTAGAAGAAACTTCTAAATCTATTGGCATAATGGGCGTGTTGACAAAAGATACTGGACGGCAATTTGGAAGATTTAGTAGATCTTTAACTAGGGTTGATGGAAGTTTTAAAAGTTTTGCTAACTCAATGGGCGAGTTACCGGTAATTGGCGGGGTATTTGCTGGATTTGCGGTATTAGCTGGTGTAGTTGATTCTACAATAGATGCATATAGAACAGTAACACAAGCTGGTGTACAATTTCAAAATGGTATTTTGGGCTTAGTTCAGTCAAGTGGTGAATTAGGATTAAGCCTTGATGATACTGCTAAAATGTATAAAACATACAATAACACTATTCAAAGAATTGGCGCCCCGGCATTCACGGGATTTATTAAACAGGTTCGTGCTAATAGTGGTGATTTATATGCATTGGGATTTTCCTACAAAGACATAGTTGAAAGTTCAGCAAGCTTTTTGGAAACACAACGAAACTTAACAGGATTACGAACACTCAATCAGCAAGAGCAAAGTAAACTTTTTGATAATACCATAAAAGAATTTTATAATGCAGCACAAATAACCGGAGTTGGTGTTGAGGAAATGCTTAAATCATTAAAAAGTTTGAGCGAAGACCCCAGAACCAGGTTAATACTTAAGAGTTTGCCCGAAGCTGGGCAAAATTTAATGGCCACGCTTCAGTCTATAGATCCCAAAATGGCTGAAACTGTGCTTGAAGCAATACAAAAGGGTGCTCTTGAACGTGTTTCAAATTATGAAGATATTGTTGTTTCTGGTACAACGGATTTAGTTCAAGGTATAGTTAATATGGCAAAAACTGGTTCAGGTAATGCAGCCGCCGCCGCCTTCCTGAAGTCGCATGAAGCTGAATTAATGCAGCGAGTTGGTCAATTGGGGAGAGCTGGACTTGACGGCGCCTTGAATTTTGGCGCCGGACTACTCAAAACTATGAATGATTTGGTTCTTGATCCAAAGCAAACCCCTGACGGTAGCGGAACTGATAAACTTAGTGAATTATTACTAAAACTTGGCCCGCAGATTAATGAAAGTATTTCATTGATACGAGAGACATTACTTAAATTTACGGTTGATATATTGGGCCCAGACGGTGCATTTGGTGAAATATTAGCAAAAGGATTAATTAAATTTATTGGGGTGGTGACCAACCCGGATAATATTGATGCATTAATTATGCTTATTGATGGTGTAGTTCGTTTTACAACTGTTATTGATGGATTTTCTAAAAGTATATTGGCCTTTGCGGGTGCAGAAAGCCCATTAACACAGGTGATATTGACTGGTATGATTGGGTTGGTTGCTGCTAAGACTGCTTTATGGTTAGCAAAAGCGGCCACAACTAATTTGTTTGGATCAATTTTTGGCGCATTGGGCAACGCAGTTGGATTGGGTGTTAGACGCAGTCCTTTGGGTAGATTTATCAAAGGAACGGCGGCCGTTGCCGCATTGGCAGCGGGCGGGGCCTATTTATACGATAAAATGTATAATGATGAAACTCCCGCTGCCGCTCCCCCGCCGCCTGCTGATTCAAATGATTCAAATCAGTCAATGGATGATACAGAAGTTGAACGTAAATTAGAAGAGGAACGAAAAACAGTTGCGGAACCAATTGTTCCTCCGGAAATGCAAAGTATTGTAGATGAAATGAATAAAAACAATCAAGCAATAATTGAAGAAATAAATAAAAAATCAAATAACGAATTAAATACTATACCGCCCTCGGATAATTCTTTTGATAAAGGGACAGAACCGCCCAATAATAATAATGACGAAGATCCGGAAATAATTAAAATCAACAAAGAATACGAATCTCGTATGAAGGAACTGGCAATACGTGAACAATTATTCAAATCAAAACAACGATATTTGGAAAAATCTTTAAAAGGTGAGAAAGACGGCGTTTCTGTTGCACCAGCCGCGCCAAATAATGCCGAAAACTCTGGTAATACTGGTAATACATTGGGCACACCAACACTTGACCAAACAAAAACAGATGCAGTGGGTCCCGGCGCTAATTTGACATATGAAAAAAGAATACTTGAACTTGCCGAGGAAAATACTCATTTAACAAAAGTATTAGCCGGCATATCTATGGCAAATGCTTCGCAAACTACCAACACGTATAGAACATTAACGAGTAATATAGTATAATGAAAATTAATCCAAGTTTAGAAAATAGTTTAGTTAATATTACCAAACAGCTGGACACTGGCAACTATGTTTCAAATAGAGAACAAGTGGTAGATCTACTTAGGAAATTTGCATCTGATATAAGTAAAAAATCTGGCAAATCAGTTGACAAATTGTTTAACGAATATGTTGCTAATAATGTAAAAACACGAAAAAGATATAAAAAAGAACAGCGAGAAGAAGTAGAAAATTTATTAAGAGAACAATTATCCCGTAATAAATTAGTTAAAGGGTATAAAACGTTTAATAAAGGCATTAAAAATACTAATGAAGGATTAGTATCGGTTGTCAAAGTTTTAACACCAACTGATCGACCATTAAGTGATTTGACTTCAACTATTGCTAATGTATTGCCGTTATTTGGTATAGCCGCAGTTTTTGCAGCCGGCGCCGGTCTCATTGATTCATTGACAAGTACATATGGTTCATTAACAAAGACCGGTATTCAAGTTAGTGGCGGTTTACTTGGTTCAATTGAAGCAACTGCCAGGATGGGATTATCATTTGATGAAGGGGCTAAACTTTTTTCTGAAAATGCTCTTACTGTTCAGAAGTTTGGATTACCGGCTATATCGAGTTTTACTGATAATTTAAGAAACAGTTCTGGAGAATTATTTTCTTTGGGATTGACTGTTAAGGATGTAGCACAACGATCAATTGAATTTTTGGATATACAGCGAAAAATAGACAGTTCAAATAAAACAGATTTGAGCCAGCGCGAGGATCAATTTAAAGGTCAGTTAAAGAAATTTTATAATGCTACCCAAATGGTTGGTGAAGATTTGGGTTCTTTAATGGACCAATATAAGAAGTCTGCCGAAGATCCATTAACCAGATTATTTTTGCAGTCTCTTCCGGAACAAACCAGGGAAGCATTTATAGCATTTCAAAAAGTTGCGCCCAAGGAAGCCGAAGCAATACAACAAGCATATTTTCGTGGAGGAAATATCAATAGAATAGATAATTATCGAGAATACGCAACAATTGGCGCTGTGGGTGATTTGGAACGATTGTATGAACAATTTTTTAACCCCGCTGCCACCAATGAAACTATATTTGGGATAATTGCTGAGCGAGAACCATATTATGAACAACAATTTAAAATACAAAGTGATATGATGAACACACAGGAAGCGATGTTTGCTGCTTCATTGGCTAAGTTGGGTAATTTGATAAACACTGATGGCGCAAATATTACAGAAAAAGTTGATAAAGTAACGGAAGGAATAATTAACGCCCAACAAGCAATTAATAATTTTTATTATAATTTAAAAGTAGCATTATTAGAAGAATTACAGAAAATTGATTTAAACGGATTGGTTGATAATATAGAAAAAATTAGTAAAAGCATAGCTGATTTAATAAAAGGAATTAATACGGTTAATGACGTAAATAACTTGCCAGATTTTACTGCTAAAATAAAAGAAGCTGCTGGAGTATTATCCGGCAAATCATCTGAGTTAAATGCTGCTGTTATTCCTGATGGAACACCGCTTTCTGTTATGATATTAACGGGATTTGCTGGAATATTTGCGTTAGCGGCTACAAGTCCCTTATTGCGAATGGCAGTTTTGGATTCCATAGCATCTTATGCATCTGGAATGAAAAAATTAATTAATGGTAATAAATTTTCTATTCCGGGTATTGATGGGTTGGGTGATATTGAAATACCGGATGGCGATACCGGAAAAAAAGGAAATCAAAAGCAACACCGGGAATCCCGTAACGCCGCCCGCAAGGCGGCGGGGTCAGCGCCAGAATCTGCTAGAACAGCAGCTTCAGCGACAGGAAGGCGCGCTGCATTATTACGTAGAGCTAGGGGTATTATTACTAAATCCGCCAGCAAAGGAGTAATAAAAGCGTTGCCCATACTGGGTGCAATTGGCGGGTTAGCTTTTGGCGCAGGAAGATTACTGGAAGGCGATACCGTTGGTGCCGGGTTGGAAGTAGTAGCCGGCGCAGCCGCTCTATTGCCTGCTGCGGGAACAGCAACAAGTGTTGCAGCAACATTGGCATTATTGGCTAAAGATTTGGCTGAGGCGGGGTTTACTTCTGATGAAATTTCTGAAATTATTGAAGAAACTAAAAAAGAATTGATGGGTGCTTCGGTTACCCCCGATGTTGGTAAACTAAATGAGCAAGAGGCCACGCAGCAACTTTCATCTGTTTTGCAGGAATTACAAAAATTACAAGAAGAAGAATCACTTGCTAAGCAAGAAATTCCCGATGCACCTCCTGGATTAAGCAGGGGTGCTAGAAAAAAATGGCAAGAAGATAGAACACGTCTTCGTAAAGAAATCGAAGAACAATACCAAGAACGAAACAATGCACTGCGGGCAACAATAGGTGCATTACAACTTCACATACGTGAATCACAAAAATTGCAGCAGGCAATACCAGATACTAGTTTAATGCCGTAAAAATATATACTTTATTATTTAAATACTTTAATATTAATAATGGTACAATAAGTATTGAAAATAAATATATTAACTTTTGTTCTTACTCTACTATAAATCATATTATAAGGTAACATAATGAATAATGCAACATGGAAAAAACACTTTACATATATTCCGCCAAGTAAAAAGTTCCAAAATCAAAATGCTGAATCAAGTGTTGCCAGTCCTGCTGCTGGTAGTAAGTTTTCAAGTTATCTCCCTGAGGTATATGCCGGCCAACCGCAGCGTAGAGAAAGATATAACCAATATGATGTAATGGACGCCGACGCTGAAGTTAATGTTAGTCTTGATACTATTGCTGAATTTTGCACCCAAACTGAAGAGCAAAATCCTCTGCCTTTTACATTGGAATTTAATGAAGATATTAGTGAAACAGAAACTACTATTTTGCACGAATCGCTAAGGCAATGGGTGAGATTAAATAAATTTAATCAAAGAATATTTAAGATTTTTAGAAATACCATCAAATATGGTGATCAATTTTTTATTAGGGACCCGGAAACTAATCAATGGTTATGGATTGACCCTGCCAAAGTGCAAAGTATTATTGTTAATCAAGCCAAGGGGAAAAAACCAGAGCATTATATTGTTACAGATTTAGATCCAAACATGCAGAGCTTGGCGGCCACCACACCACCGCCCGCATATCAACAAACAACCGGTTTAGTTGCCAGAAGTCCAGGACCCCTAACCCAATCTTACGCGCGCGGCGATACTGCAACAGGAAGATATGTTACGGGCAGTCAATTAACTAGTTTTATATCAAGTGATGATATAGTGCATATAAGTTTGAGTGATGGTATGGATAATAATTGGCCATTTGGAAATTCTATACTTGAAGCAATTTATAAGGTTTATAAACAAAAAGAATTGCTAGAGGACAGCATTATAATTTATCGTGTTCAGCGCGCCCCGGAACGAAGAGTTTTTTATATTGATGTTGGTAACATGCCTACACATAAAGCCATGGCCTTCGTTGAACGAGTTAAAAATGAAATACATCAACGCAGAATACCCAATAGAACAGGCGGTGGATCCAGTGTTATGGATGCATCATATAATCCACTCTGTTTAAGTCTGGATACTAGAATTCCATTATTGGATGGTAGGACATTAACTTTAAACGAATTAATAGTTGAATATGCAAATGGCAGAGAAAACTGGACATATAGTATACATCCTGAAACTGGAGAAATAGTTCCGGGTAATATAACATGGGCAGGAATAACTAGAACAAATACAAAAGTTATTAAATTAATTTTGGATAATGGTAAAACTTTAATTTGTACCCCTGATCATAAAATACCGGTTTGGGGCAAGGGGTATATAGAAGCAAAAGATATATTACCAATTGACAGTTTAATGAGTTTTGAAACTAGAAATAAAAGTTTATCTACTATTGATAGAGATTATGTTCAAGTTTTTGATCATAAATCAAAAAAATGGGTATTTTCACATAGGCTTGTTGGTAATTTTTTCAAGAATATCAATAAACACCAAGAATTTACTTATTTAGAAGAAAATAAGGAGAAATTAAAAACCATTATACATCATAAGGATTTTAATAGATTTAATAACGATCCTAGAAATCTTCAATGGATGAATAAACAGGATCATTTATTATACCATTCGTATTTGAAACAGGATTATTGGAAAAATGCCCCTGCAACTGAACTCGCTAGGATTAAAAATAAAATTTCTAATACTTTAAAAATAAAATTCAATATGTTATCTGAAGCTGAAAAAGAAGTTGTTAGAAATAAGGCTAGAACAGCTCAACAACTCTTTGTAGAAAAAAGAAAAAATGACGAAGCATTTGCTGAAAAGTATAACCAAAAATCTAGAGAAAGAAGAATTGAATATTTTAAAACTCATCAAGATCATAAAAATAAGTGGTTAGCTTCTGCTAAGACATGGCAAGAAAATAAACCCAATCAAAATAAAGTATATACTCACAAAATGCTTCAGATTATACATAATTTAGCACAAAAATATAATTATAAGTTGATTGATATAGTAAAAAACGAGCAATATAATGAAGAATTGTTAAATGAAATTAGAAGTAATAATAAGCCAGATCCATCTAAAAAATTTAAAATACAAACGAACCAAATTACAAAACAAGTAATTTTAATAACATTACAACATTTTGGTTATAAAAATTGGAAAGATTTTAAATCAAAAGCTAATGTCTTCAACCATAAAGTTGTTTCAATTGAATGGTTAAGCGAAAAGATTGATACAGGTACTATTACAATAGATGGAAAAGAAAAATGGCACGGACATCATAATTTTGCTGTAGATTCTGGAATATTTGTTAAAAATAGTATGTTGGAAGATTTTTTCTTTGCTACAACCGCCGAAGGCCGTGGAAGTAAAGTTGAAACATTGCCCGGCGGCGACCAACTTGGACAGATAGATGATTTACTATATTTTGATAACAAATTACGTCGTGGATTGAGAATACCCAGCAGTTATTTGCCCGGCGGCGCCGAAGATGGCAATACTACATATACTGACGGTAGAGTTGGCACTGCATATATACAGGAATATAGATTTGCTAAATTTTGTAAAAGATTGCAGGAGTTATTAACTCCATCTTTTGATCATGAATTTAAATTATATATTAAGAAAAAAGGCATTAATATAGATACTTCTGTATTTGAACTGAGATTTAATGAACCGCAAAGTTTTAGCAAATATAGACAAATTGAAATTGATAGTGCTCAAATAAATGTATTTCAGCCATTGAGTGACATAGGATACTTTAGTAAACGATTCCTACTAAAGAGATTCTTAAATCTTAAAGAAAATGAAATACTTGAAAATGAAAAATTATGGAAAGAAGAAAACCCAGACAAAACTGGCCGAACTGACGCAGGCGTTGCTAATGAATCCAATGTTGATTTGGGCGATGTTGGCGTTGGCGGTGGAGATTTTGGTGCTGACGATTTAAATCTCGGCGAGGAACCCGGCGGCGAGGCAGGCGGAGAACTCGGCGGCGAGGCAGGCGGAGAACTCGGCGGCGCGGCAGGCGGAGAACCCGGCGGGGAAATTACTCTATAATATAAATAAAATAAAAGGATTTTTATTATGGATGAGTTTGACAATTTATATTTTCAGGAATATCGCTCAAACGGCGTAAAAAGTTTACATGACACCCGCAAACCCAAGTTAACATTAAAACATATAAACAAGTTAAAGAAAATCCAAGCAGTCCGTCAACTTGATTATATTAAACGCCAATCATTATTAAGTGTAATGTATGGCGCGCCCGCTGAAGACAGTGGCGGGCTATAATTTTATTTTTCTGATATATGTTCTGTAGGATAAAATTCTTTTAATAAATTTTTTTCTACTTCATCTAATTTGCTAAACATTGCTGTTCGTTCAAGTCCTAGTGCGGCTATTTCATCTTTTTCTAATTTTTTAATGGCCCTTTTTTGTATTTCATTAAGATACAAATCATCGGATAAATTGATCTCTGCATAACCGCCATATATTTTAATTATTTTGAGTTCTTCTTCTTCAATATTATTAATTCTATGTCTAATAATTTTCCTATACTCGTCCAACACAGAATAAAAAGAATTAAATATTTTTGCTTCATTTATAGATATGGTAAAATTTACTGTTAATTTGCTTGAGGTTCCAAGTTTATGTGATACAAAAATTATTTTATCACTGCCAACAGCATTGCACAAAATGCCCCAACCTAGCAATAACTTATTATTCATTTACTCATCCCTATATTTAACATATTGCGATTGTAGTAAACTACATAGATTTTGTCAAAATCTTTAGTTTTAGGGGCATTATCAAGTATTAATAACTAAATATATTAAATATTAACAATAGAATAATTTCTATATAAAGCAAACTACAACATATTTGGACAATTGGAGATGTAGAATGACAAATAAGCTCGAGAAAGTATTAGAGCTATTAATAAACGAAAACGAAAAGCAAGCTTCTGCTTTGCTTCACGAATGGTTTGTTGAAAAAGCTCGTGAGATACATAATCAGCTAGTTGAAGAGGATGATGCAGTCCTTGATGACGACGCCGATGAAGTGGCCGCTGAACAATTTTATGAAGCAGGCGACGAAGATGAAGAAACAACCGATGATATGGACATGGGTGATGCAGAAATGGAACTTGACGCCGATCTAGAAGATGGTGAAAGTGAAATGGATGATGACATGGATGCTGACGAAGAAGGCGAAGGTACAACGGTTGATCTCAAAGCAGAATTAGGTGAACTAGAAGATGAACTAGAAGCACTAAAAGCTGAATTTGAACAGTTAATGGCTGACGAAGAAGGCGAAGATCATGATATGGACGACGACATGGGCGACGACATGGGCGATGACATGTATTCTGATTCAGAAGATATGGGCGACGACGAAGAAGCCGTAGAAGAAAATATTTATGATACTGAAGGCGAAGGATCACGCCCTGTGCAGGATTTTATAAAACCGGGTCACGGTGATATGGATGGTGTTTACGAAGGCGACGACGAAGATGACGAAGACGAAGAATTCAAATTAGATGAAGATGAATTTGCCGATTTAGAAGAAAGTGCAATGTCTTTACTTTCAACAGTAAATGCTAAAAACACTGAAGCCGAAATTGGTACCGGCGCTTCGAAAAAGCTTGCAGTAAATACTGATAGTCCTATTCCTATGCACAAAGTAGAAGATAGAGAGGGTAGCAGACCAGTTCAACGTAAAAGTTCAGAACACAACGGGTTTGCAATGGAAACTCCGCCAACTACCAAAACTGGTAATGGATCAAAAAAACCAAGCAACGTTGAAAGAAAAGCCAAGGATCCTTTAACAAAAGTTTCACGTGAAGGCAATTCTTCTGCAAAGTTGAATTCGGTTGAAGGCGGCGAAGGCAACATGCATAGTCCTGTTCCTACCAATAAAGGTAAGAGAAACTAAGGATTAATGATGTCATATTTGCTCACAGAAAGATTAAATTGGGATCAAGCACAGATTCTTCTTGAAGGCGGCGGCACCGATAAGGAAACCGGTAAGCCCAAGGATCTTTACATGAAGGGTATTTTTATTGAAGGTGGTGTTAAAAATCACAATCAAAGAGTTTATCCGGTAAATGAAATAAGAGCAGCCGTTGACCTTATTAATGACACAGTCCGTAAGGGCGAAACAATTTGGGGTGAAGCAGATCACCCTGAAGGTTTACAGATTAATTTAGACCGCGTTAGCCATATGATTACAGAAATGTGGATGGATGGCAGCAAGGGATTTGGTAAACTTAAGATTGTTCCTACCCCGATGGGAAATATCTGCCGCACACTAATAGAGTGCGGTGGTAAATTGGGCGTATCATCAAGAGGCTCAGGTAATGTTAACGAATCAAATGGTGAAGTTTCTGAATTTGAAATTATTACAGTTGATATTGTTGCACGTCCTTCCGCTCCTAATGCTTACCCCAACGCAGTATATGAGAGAAAGATTTATGATATCTTTAACTCGAATCGTGGCGGTATTGTGGAAGACTTATCCACATCCGTCAAAATTGATCCAAAGGCTCAGAAATACTTAAAAGAAGAAGTATTACGCTGGATGGATAAAGCTTTGAAAGCCTAAGGAGTTTAATAATGGATAATGCACTAAAGCAAATATTAGAAAACCAAGTGCTTAACGAAGGCATCAAAAATGCATTAGTTGAAGCTTGGGAAACAAAACTCTCTGAGGCTAGACAGCAAATTGAAGAACAAGTCCGTGATGAAATGGCAAAACGTTATGAACATGATAAAGGTCATTTAGTCGAAACAATGGAAATGTTCTTAAATGAGCACCTAGCAAGAGAAGTAAAAGTGTTCGCCGATACTAAGAAGAAAATCAGCGAAAACGCTAATGCTGCTCAAAAAGCAATGGCTCGAAAGGCCAAATCAATGAAGGGTGTTGTAATTGAAACACTACGTAAAGAATTGGAAGCTATGTCGGTTGAAAAAAAGGCACTAGCTGAAGAAAGAGTAAAACTTAATAGACAAATTGCTTCTGCTAAGAAAATATACGAAGCAAAAGCTCACAAAGATATGACCAATTTGCAGGAATTTGTAACGACCCAATTAAAAGGTGAAATTGCAGAATTTGCGCAAGATAAGAAGGAACTATCTGAAGAAAGAATTAAGTTGCACAAAGAATTACGTGAATCACGTGTTAATTACAAGGATGCATTCGCTGACAGAATTTCAAAATTAGAAAAATTTGTTCTAACTCAGCTACAAGAAGAACTTGGTGAATTTGAAACAGATAAGAAACTGTTAGAAGCACGTAGAGTTGAACTTGAATCAACTGCTAAGACGAAAATACAAGAAACACAAAAAGCTTTCATTGCTAAGGCAAGTAAGTTAGTTGAAAAAACCATGGTAGAAACTATGAAAACCGAAATGGTTCAACTAAAAGAAGACCTAAAAGTGGCAAGAGAAAACAATTTTGGTAGAATGATATTTGAAGCTTATGCAGCAGAATACATGACTTCCTACTTAAGTGAAGGTTCAGAAGTTAAGAAACTAAAGAACATGATCACCGAAGTAAAGAAGGAATTGGCTAAGAAAAACAATCTAATTGTTGAAAAAGAAACCCAATTGAGCATTGCTTCACGCAAGGTAAAACTTGCTGAAGAAAGAGCAGAACGATCAAGAATTATGAATGAACTTATTACACCACTAGCAAGAGATCAAAAGACAGTAATGTCCAATCTACTTGAAGGGGTAAAAACAGAAAAACTTCATGAATCATTCAAGAGATACCTTCCAGCAGTATTACGTGAAACAGGCGTAAGAAGTGACGAAGTTAAAAAGATTTTGGTTGAAACTAATAAAACAGCACAACCAATAAGTGTTGCCGTTACCGGCGACAGAAAAACCCGTTTAAATGAAGATTTAGGCGAAAAAGAAAACGATCCAGGCGTAATACAATTACGTAAACTAGCTGGTCTAAATTAATATTAAGGAGTATCATAAAATGAGACATCTACTAATGGAAAGCCACTGGAAGAGCACAAAGGATGCTCTACTAGAAGGCTTAAATGGTAATAGAAAGAAAGTTATGGATGTCTGTTTAGAAAACACTCGTAAAGATCTTCTAAACAGAGTGCCCCTAACAGAAGCTGCTACAGCTGGTGCAACATCTGCCGGTAACGTTGCTACACTAAACAAGGTTATTTTACCTGTTATACGTCGTGTTATGCCAACAGTTATTGCGAATGAAATCATCGCTGTTCAACCAATGACAGGCCCCGTAGCACAGATTCACACACTAAGAGTTCGTTACTCAGACACCGTTCCAACATTGGGCGGCGGCGTAACTGCTGGTCAAGAAGCATTAAGCCCATTTGACATTGCACGTTACTACTCTGGTAACGAAAATGTTGCCAACCCTCGTGCCGCTGCTACAGCCGCTCTAGAAGGTCGTCCAGGTAACAGACTAGCTATCCAAATCCTAAAGGAAACAGTGGAAGCTAAAACCCGTAAACTATCAGCAAGATGGACATTCGAAGCTGCTCAGGATGCACAAGCCCAACAGGGTATTGACATTGAAGCAGAAATTATGGCTGCTCTTGCTCAAGAAATTACAGCTGAAATTGACCAAGAAATCTTAACTTCATTAAGAGCTCTTCCATCAACTTCACTAACTTTCGACCAAGGCGCTGTATCAGGTACTGCTACATTCGTTGGTGACGAACACGCTGCTCTAGCAGTTCTAATCAACCGTCAAGCAAACTTGATTGCTGCTAGAACACGTCGTGGCGCTGGTAACTGGGTTGTTGTTTCACCAACTGCTCTAACCATTCTACAAAGTGCTACAACTTCAGCTTTCGCAAGAACAACTGAAGGCGTATTCGAAGCACCAACCAACACCAAGTTCGTTGGCGTTCTAAACAACTCAATGAGAGTTTATGTTGACCAATATGCTGCTGATAACACACCAGTTCTAGTTGGTTACAAGGGTCCGGGTGAAGTAGACGCGGCTGCGTATTACTGTCCTTATGTTCCTCTAACAAGCTCAGGCGTTGTTATTGATCCACAAACATTTGAACCAGTTGTTTCTTTCATGACGAGGTACGGATATCTAGAATTAACGAACAAAGCCTCATCTTTGGGTAACGCAGCAGACTATCTTGGACTTATAAATATAGAAACTGCTAATTTAAAGTTTTTGTGATTTATTAATAATTATACAATAAAAGAGCGCCCGAGGGCGCTCTTTTAGCTTCGGCTTAATTTAAGCATCAACTTCTCCTTGACCTTTAATAAATAAAATAGTAATATTATTTTATTGATACCAAAGGTTTGAACAATGTTAGAAGAAATACAGAATTATATTAAAGAAACCAAACCAGATGGTATTGTTTCAAGATTAAAAGCAGTCCCGCAATTTTGGAATGAAATCTTAACTTATTCAAATAAGTTTAATTGCTCTAATAAATCGGAAATGATATATTTGTATCTTAATCAAACTATTCCACCCATTTGTGCATGTGGATCAGAATCAAAACCAAAATTTGTGTCAATAATATTGGGATATAGAGAATTTTGCAAATCAAACTGCTCGGCAGCTAGTAAGCATAGAACTAAAACCATAAAAGCCAATGGATCTAAATTGGGGTTAGCCAAGGAAGGTGTGCGCGAACGTGTGACTAAAACATTATTAGAAAAATATGGTGTAGTTAACATCGGACAAGTTCAATCCAATAAGGATAATATGAAAATAAATAATCCTATGTTTTCTGAAAAAGTTCGACAAAAAGTTGAAAATCATTATTTAACTAAGTATGGGGTATTTAATCCAAGCCAAAAACATATTGATTCTGATGTTTTAACAATATTAACAGATAAAAATAAATTAGAAGCTAAATTACGTTCATCAACTTTAAGTGAGTTAGCTATACAATTTAATATTAGATATTCATATTTGCGTAATAAGTGTTTAGAATATGGATTAATAGATAAAAAGACTTTTGTGCCCGAGGAAGAAATTAAAAAATGGTTATTAGATAACAATATTAATTTTTTAAATAATACTAGAAAAATAATACATCCTTATGAATTAGATTTTTACCTACCAGATCATAATATAGCAATCGAATACTGCGGATTATATTGGCATAGTGAAAAAGTTTTAAAAGACAACAATTACCATTATAAAAAATATGATAAATGTAAAAATAAAGGTATTAGATTAATAACAATTTTTGAAGATGAATATCTTGATAAACCATTTGTTGTGTATTCAACATTAAAAAATTTAATTAACAATAATTCTGATAAAATTTTTGCTAGAAAATGCAGTATTGTTGAATTAACGACCAAAGAAGTAGACTTATTTTATGATAGAACACATATCATGGGTGCTGTTGGGACTGCTACTAAAAATTATGGTTTAATGTATAATAATGAATTACACGCTTGTATGAGTTTTAAAAATATGGGGAAGCAAGTTTATAATCGACATAAGCAAATTTCAAATAATTCTTGGTCATTAACTAGGTTTAGTTCAAAGATTAGAGTTGTGGGGGGAGCCAGTAGACTATTAAATCATTTTACGCTTAATAATTCTTTTGATTTAATAATAACTTATGCCGATTTACGTTGGAGCGATGGCAACTTATATAATAAATTGGGATTCATTGACGATGGATTTGATCCCCCGCAATATTGGTATATTAAAAATCAAAAGAGGTATCATAAATTTGGATTTAGAAAAGGTATACTTAAAAATCACGGAGTGGATACTATTAACTATACTGAAAAGGAAATAGTTGAAAATTTAGGTTATGATAGAATTTGGGATTGTGGTAGATTGCGTTATTTGATGAAATAATCAACTTCTTTTTGACTTTGTATAATTGGTCGTATAAGTAACGATATAAATTAAAATATTAAGTAAAATATTAAATGGTTGAATTTTTACCTTTTTTATGAAGCTATGTTTTATAATAGGCTTTTCTTATATAATGGTGCCTTTAGTTGAACTATTACTTATGGTTGCTTGTTTTATATTTAAATATATTAAACAATTTATTTTAAAAAATAAAAAACTCTGTCTGCTCTTGACAACGCCCATCTTATAAGCTATCTTACAAAAAACAGGGGGAATCATTATGAAGAATTTGGGCAAGCATACTATAAAAATAACTGTTAACGGAGTACCAAATGGCAAAACAGTAACTCAAACTGTTTATGAACAAGCTGGTCTTTTTTACGTTAATCATTTGAGTAGCAAAAAGCAAATTCAACAAATTAATGGTGAATACATAGTCAATCATAATGTAAGAGCAATATCCATGCTGTCAATGCGGGATATTTGTAATAAGTTTGAAAATCATGAATCAAAGGCGGACTAATGGATAATTTAGATATGGCCCCCCATTTAGAAGATTGGTTTGAGGTTTGTGCGGATCATTATATTAATAGACAGACGGCCGAAGGAATATATGATGTTTATCTCCATTGTTCAGCATTTATTAATAATATTTCTCCCAATACTGCTTATTGCGTAAAATGCACGGCGCCACCTTGTCCGGGACAACCACATTCTATGGAATTTTGGGTAACCGATTGGACAGCTGACGAAGGAATAGCCAAAGTACAATTAATTACTTTTTTATTAAAATTAGAAAGGTTTTTGAAAAATGGAAAATGATATAGTGGTTGGCAAAAACTATATCCAAACTGCGCATAACATATATTTGTTCAAAGCCATGTTAAAAGATTTATTGTCAGTTGCATACAATCAATCTGGACTAAACTCTCAGATATATCATGTAATAGGGTATTTTGGGTACCCAATTACGAATGATAGCAAGGAGTTATATATTAAAATTTGTGATTCAGAGGATAGTGCAATTGTGTATTCTACTTGTTTTGTTGATGCAGTTGATAAACTTTTAAGTGAATAAGGAAATTTACTAATGTCGGACGGTATAGCGTATGGTAAGACTTTTCTAAGAATTAGAAATACGTTATATAGTCGTGATATCTTAAGTAAAATACAAATGATTAATATTTTACCAAATTCTGATAAAACAAAATACAATATAAGATTCATTTTTTGGAATAAAACTCCCTTTGGTGCTAATGATTTGAATGTTGATTTTGCAGATACAGAAGCAAGTGCTATACTAAAGATGGAAATGATTGCCAACGCGCTGGATAAATTTTTAAACCCGTAATTTCTTAAGCTAAATATGTGTATATTATGTTTAAGGAATAAATGGATAAGGAATTAGACCAATACTATACTGATATTACAATTAGTAATTACTTTTACAATGTATTGAAAAATAAAATAAATTTATCTAATTATTCGCTGTTTTTAGAGCCTTCTGCCGGTACAGGTAGTTTTTATAATTTGCTGCCCGTTGATATGAGAATTGGGTTAGACATAGATCCTCAACATTTAGAAATACAGAAAGCGGATTTTTTATCCTATGTTCCGGAATTTTTAGATAAATCTATTATAACAATTGGAAATCCGCCTTTTGGTAAAAACTCCAGTTTAGCTGTTAAATTTTTTAATAAGGCCGCAGAATTTTCAGAAACAATTGCCTTCATATTACCAAAAACATTTAGAAAAGCCAGTATACAGAATAGGCTTAATTCATATTTTTGTTTGATATATGATGAGGAATGTCCCAAAAACAGTTTTGTATTTTTGGATAAACCATGTGATGTTCCTTGTTGTTTTCAAATATGGATGAAACAGAAATATGAAAGACCAAAAATACCAATAATTAAAAGTCATTCAGATTTTGAATTAGTGGGTAAAAATGATGATGCGGATTTTGCAATACAACGCATAGGCAATAATGCTGGATTATTTAGACCAAAAGACGTTATG